TCATCTCCTGCGCGTCCATCAACTCGCCGCGTCGCACGCGGTTTTCCGTTTCGACCTTTTCGGCTTGCGCTGCGGCCAGTCGCTCGCGCTGGTTCGCGTGCTCGCGCTCGGCGTCAGTGCCGGTCGTGCGGTTGATGAACCACTGCACGAACTCTTGCGCGTTGTACGTGCCGTCGGCGTTGCGTGGGCCGTCGGCCCAATCGCGCACGGATCGAGACGTAACGCCGCAGATCCACGCGATCTGTTGCTGGTTTAAGCGCTCGAGTTCGATGTCGGCTTTGCCGCGATTAGCCACGATTGTTTCTCAGAAGGAACACTTGCAATTTCTATGCCTAGGCATATCTCGCCGCCGCGTTACCCGCGAGGCTACTATAAGCCTCAAGGGACCCGTAGAATCAATGACTTACGTCACAACTTCGACATTCTGAACGCTACTTGGCGCTCGAACTCGATAGGCCACCGCGTTTTGATTGTCGCACTAATGGAACGCTGCACAGCGTCCTGCAAAAAAGTCTTAGGCACTGACGGGCCGTACAATGCCTTTATCTTGGCCCGTGGCTTCTTCGCCCCGTTGCCAACCGAATGCGTTCGCACTGCATGAGATGGCACGGCCACATTGCCGCGCGTGTATCCGTTGCGCTGATGCGCTCGCCGCGTATGTTGTCGCAGCGTTCGGCGCTGGCCGGTCGCTGGTCTGTAGTCCGTTCGACTGAACACCGTGCGCCCTTGGTTGCCGATAAACGCGCCCTTGTAGATCTTACGATTGCGCCAGGCATTCGCAGAGACGCCAGCCTTCACCTCACGCGCACTAAAGTTGATGAGGTTCGGCGCGTACTTCTTCGCTACGATCTTCGCCTCTGGCTGCGCTCGAGTAGCGCGGTAGATCGGCAGTCGCTCGCGTATCGATGACTTCTTCAGCCCGGTAACGCCATTTATATCGTTCACGGCAGTAACGCGAGCAGATACCGCAACGCGATTCAATGCGCTTGGCACTGCTGCTGCGATCTCTTGCTTGAACTGGAAGCCTAAACGTTTCTCGACTTCCTTGATGTCTACTCGAACATCGTATTGCATACGTGCCCCGGTGGTCGGCCTTGTGGTCAATCAACCCTGTGTAGTGTGCCGGTCGGAGCGTCTGGGTGCATTCGCCCCAGTCTGCCCGCTTATATCAACTTTTCGGGGCACTGTCTAGCGTCTCTGCAACTTTTCTTTCCGCCGTCTCAACACGACGCATAAGAGTACGCCTGCTAATGTTCAGACGCTGGGCCTTCAGCCATAGCGGGCCGGTGCTGACGTAGTAAGCGATCAGAGGCTGCTTCCACGCTTGGGCAAGCCTCGCGACAGCCTGTTCGGTCTCTAGGATGTCATCGGGTGCCAGCCCTGCGCCCGATCCCTTGCCGCCTGTATTGGCCCACGTAAATGCCGCTGCGGTTGGGTAGCCCGTCACGGGTCGCCCCCTGCACCATCGCCCCCACTGGCTCAACTTAACTCGTGTGTATTCGATCATCGCGCAGCCTCTGGCTTTACTTTCGAGTTGTACCGTTCCCAAAGGTCGCGGACGACTTGTTCGGGTTCCCGTGCCTCTATCCACTCGCCCCTCGGTTGCCAGACCGCTCGAGCGATCTCCTGCGTCTCGGATAGCCTCCCAGACTTTGACTTGATCTCAAGCCAGCAGACGAAATAAATAACCTCGCCGAATAGCCCGACTTGTGGCAAAGGGCGTAGCGCCAACTTGTCGGGGATGCCTAGCCCGGCTTTCGTGTAGTCGATGAGGGAGAATCCCGCAGCCTTGACCGCTTCGGATATCTCGCCGTCGTTTAAGTCTCGGCGCGCGGCGTGTCTCACTTGGTGCCCTTCTTCAGAATCTGCCGCCGCCCCTCTCGGCTCATGCTCAAGAATTGCAGCCGGTCATAGTCGAGATCGAGCATATCGCAGACCCAACGCATCGAACCGACCCCAGTCTCGCCGCTGTAGACGTACTTCTTTGCGCCTCGGTCATAGGATCGCCGGTTAAGGTCAGCGATTGCCGAATACAGTACCGACGCCCACAGCGCCCGATATGGCTGATCGTTCACCAGTTCGCCGTCTGTCTGGCTAAGTCGATTGCTTGGCATAGTTCCTCGATGATGGGTTTGATAACCTTTCGCAGTCGATACAGTTCGCGTTTCTGTTCACGCCTGCGGTCTCGTAACTTCTCGGCGTTCAGCCAGTAATACTCGCGCTGATACTCTGTCCGCTTGTTGCCGAGCCTTACCGCCTCCGATGCCGCGCGCTGGGCCTCTGGGGTTAGGGATTGGTGTAGGTGGTAGTTGTGTGGCCTACCTCCCACGGATTCGATACCGCAGACTGGGCAATTACGGCGCATGACGTGTACACGCCTCCTCGGCTTGCTCGAAGGTCTGAAACAAGCCCAGGCACTTCGGAATGCGCCGTCCGTCCTCGTTGTGCGTCCAAGCCACGTACAGGCCTTCTGGGCCGTTTTGGTCTTGGCGGATGGCGTAGGCGCGGCAGGCGCTGACGTGGCCCCAAAACGGGTGGGAGAGCCATTGGAGAGGCTGACGGAGGCGTAGGGCGGCTTGGGTCATGGCGCGTCCTCATCCGTGGCCCAACTTGGGCGGGTGCCGACTTGGCCCTCGGCGTCTTGGTAGTGCAGCATCTTTGCTCCAAAAGTTTGTTGCAGCGTCCGAATCAGCCGGAAGTCATCCTCACCCATCTCGGCCAGCATCCTCTTGGCTAGTGGCGTCTCAGCAACTGGTTGCGCCAGCGGCATACGCTTGGGGGGGAAAACTCTTGTGCTAGTTCTTCTTGCCATCCGGTCAAAATCCATGGTCAAAAGTCAAACCCCTATAGGGGGTTTTGACCTTTTTGACCGCATGGACGGTAAAAAGAGGTCAAATTTTGACCTTTTTGACCTTTTTGACCCCTCACGCTAACCCCTCCTCTGACAGCCTAAACCCGCCCACCGTGCTGGTCAGAAACGGACTCATTGCCATGGCCTCAACCGCCTTATGCACCGATTGCTTGCTCTGCCCGCACTCCTTGCCGACCTGTCGGATGTCAGCCATCGTCCAAACCAACTGCGTCTCAGATTCCTTTTGACGCGCCCGTAGTGCCGCCAGGATCAACCGCTGCACCTTGCCGTGCGGCTCTATCCGCTTGGTCGCCACCACGGCCTGCGCCTCCTTCATCACAAGCGACTTCACCGGCTCGCCGTATCGGTCGATCCGTCCCAATTCCACCTCAACCGCCTCGTAGCCCAAGGGTGCCATGCTGGCCGTATCCTTGAATCGTTCCCGGCTGATCGCCACATTCATGGCCGTAGGGTTAGGCCGCTCGATGATGTACTCGGCATCCGGGTTAGCCATCAACGCTGACGCGCCGCGCGGCCTCTTAGCGTCCCCGTGGCCCGAGTGCGCCACAAGTAGCACCGTAGACGTGTACCGTTCGCGCAGTCCGATGGTCAACTTGGACAGATACTCGGCAACTTCTTGGTTGCTGTTCTCGTCAAGCCCGGCGGAAAACTTGCTGAAGGTGTCCACCACGATCAACGCTGGCCGAATGCCCGCCTCATCGACCGCCGCCTGTAAATCGGCCATCTCCTCATCGGCGTTAAGGTTGGCGACCGACTCGAGCGCCAGCAGTTGCAGATCGTCCAGCGCCCTCCCTTGGCCGTGCGTCATCATCCATGCCTCAACACGCCGACCGAGGCCCGCGCCTTCGCCGGACAGGATGACCACGGGATTACCAGCCGCCGCAATCCGCATCGACCAATCGAGCGCCACGAACGACTTGAACGATGCGCGTGGGCCAGCCAGCACGGCCAGCACATTGGCCTCGATCACGTTGTGAATGAGCCATACCGACTCGCGACGCTCCGACACAATCTCGGACACTGGCCGCAGCACCAACCGCCGCGCGCCTCTTGCCGTGGGCCGTGTGGCCGGTTCCGTAGCCGGTTCCCGCACGAGTTCCATGCCGCGCGCCTCCGGCACGTCCGACCAGTCCGGCTCGCCTTCTTCGCGTGGTGGTGGCCCCAGCCGCACGGCTTCGGACACGTGGACATACCCGCCCGCCTTCGCTGCGCTGAACACGCTACCCAGCGTCACGCCGCCCGCTCGGTCGAGGTGGAACGACTGCCATCGGTGCTCGATATCGGCCCGCCCTGCGTAGTTGTGCGGCAGCGTGCCAGTCAGCCCGCCGCTTGCCCACGCATCCCAGAGTTCCAGTCCATCGTCAGCGCCGCCGCTCGCGTGGTGCAGCGCCATGCCGACCATCAACC